TCGTCGGCGGGCACGACGCGGTCGTAGACACGCACGTCATCCATCCCACCGAGCCAGCCTTGCGCAGCACCACCCGCTGTGACTCCGAGACTGAGGTTCGCGTTCTGGGCCCCTACGAAGGTGGCGGACCCCACGGTGCCGACGAGGACGCCGTTGAGGTAGGCGAGGCGTTGGGTTCCGGTCACGTCTTGCACGAAAGCGACGTGATCCCACCCACCCGTGAGGGTCACCGTGCCGAGTGTGCCGCTCTGGAGGTAGTCGGAGGTGAGGACGTTGCCACCCGCCCCGGTCCGCGCCTCCCAGGCCCCGGTGTGGCCGAAGGGGCGTCGTGTAGCCGTGTTGTCGTCCAAGCGCAGCCAATACATGACCGTGTGGTCGGTCGAGAGCCGGTTGTAGGCGATGGTGCTCATGATCCACGAGCTGCCGTCAAGGAGGACGCCCATCAGACCCTCAACTCGACGCCCAGCGCGCGGAGGGCCCAGTCGCCCACGAGCGTGCCACCGCTCAGGGTCAACTCAAACTGGTAGTAGGAGCCTGCCACGATCCCCAGGGTCGTGAGGTTGAGCACCTCCCGGTCCGACTGGAAGTTCTCGTTCGTCGGAAGGGAGATGGCGGTGAGCGCCTGGGAGCCGTCGTTGGTGCCCGCCCAGGTCGCGGACGGAGCTGCGTTGTCCGGGATCTCACGGAAGTAGAGCGTGGGGATCGCGGTCACCGTCCCGCCCGGGGCCGTCTCGGCCCGGCTCTGGAACGTGAGGACCAGGTGCTCTGTGTCGGGGGGAATGAACAGGTTGAACCCGACCCCCTCCTCCGTCGTGTCGTCAAAGAGCCGCACCTTGAGGGCATTGTTGTTGGAGTCGGGCGCGGCGGGGGCCAGCGCGTTGACGACCCAGTCGGCGTTGATCGGGCTATCGAACTGGTCGGCGTAAAAGCGACACCTCTTGGCGTCAACGTGGATCGAGGTCGTGGACAGGTCGTTGACGTTGAGCACCGAGTTGCCGAAGACCTTGTTCCCAGAGAGGGTCGTGCGGTCAGCTCCGACGGCGATCGTGATACCGTCGCCCGTGTTGGAGTAGATCCGGTTGCCGTCGAGCAGCACGTCGTCGCCGAGGATGTTGAGCCCGCCACCAGCGTTTCCGCGAACCATGCAGTCGTTGATCTGACCACCAGACCGTGCGATCACGGCGTAGCCGGTAGTCTGGCTGCTGATCTGACAATTCTGAGCCGACCAGCCCCCAGCTTCAGCGTCGATCCCGAAGGTGCCGTTGTTGCGGATCGTCGTGTTGCGAACGTGGCAGTCGCCAATCCCCGCGTCCATGAAGACGCCGCCGCCCGTGTTCTCGGAGAGCACCCCGCCGTTGAGGAGGGTCTCGTCGGCCCCGCCCGTGATGTTGAAGCCGTTGAGGGCGCACGAGCAGATGTGGTAGTTCGAGAACAGGCAGTCCTGGTTACCCCCTGTGACCTGAATCCCGTGGCCCGCAGTGTTCACGACGACCAGGCCGACGAAGGTGTTGGCGTTGGAGTCGTTGATCTCCATGCCGTGGTGCGCGCCCCCGGCGATGCTGACGCCCTTGAAGAACGAGTCCACCGTGTCTTGGATCAACACGGCAGGAGTAGTCGCCGCCAGCCCACAGTCGATAACGTGGAGGTCTTCGATGTGCGCGGACATGCAGTTGGTCAGATCCAACCCAGCACCCGCCGTGTTGCCTATGAGCGTGAGGTTCTGGATGGAGATGCCGGGACGCAGGCTCTTGATCTCGTAGGTGTCGGCCGCCATGGTCTGGCCGTTGTAGGTGCGCTCAAGCGTGATGGTCGTCTCGGTCGGAATGGCCGCAATCGCAAACCAGCACTGGTCGCCGACCCCGAGCAGAATGAAGTCGCCGACCGCAACGCCAGCCGTCTGCCAGGCGACTCCGACGCCTGTGATCGAGGCGGTCCCGCTCGTGATTGACACGGTGCCGGTGGCGTAGTCGGTGCCCGAGCCGTCCGCGCCAACCGAGTATCCGCCGGACAGGTCGATCACCGCGCCGTCTGGGCTCTCGCCCTCAAGCCGCCCGTTTACGGGGACGTCGATGTCGGCCGTCTCGATGTATTCCCCGTTGGGGCCAGCGCCCCCACCGTCGCGCACGAAGACGGTCGCGGCCCCGTCGAGGAAAGCCGCTGACGGCAGAGCGTAGTCGGTGGGAACAATGGCATCGTAGAGCGTCTGCCCCGCAGCAGGACCGCCAGACCACCCGGCCAGCTTGGCTGGGGTCACAAACCGGACGTCGTCGGTCCCCGTGTTGGTTTCCGCCTGGGTGGCGATCTCAGCGACACCCTGGGCCGTCTCCGTCGCAGCGGGCAGGAGCGCGGGATCGACGACAGCTCCGGTGCCGAGGACAACGGAGTCGCCCTCTGCGGCGGCGGGGGCCGCAGCCGGATGCGCCGCGATCACAGCGTCGAGAAGCGTCTTGTCCCCGCCCGACAGAGCATTGGCCCAGGTGACGTGGAAGTTGGCGGTCGGCGACGCCTCAAAGGTGTTCTCGGTGCCCTCGAACTCACCCGGCACCACAGAGATCGCGCTGTCGAGGATCTCCTGCGAGAGCCTGGTCTCGTCTACCCCGTCAAGGTCGTAGTCGTAGGTCGTGAGAGCCATTAGGGGCCGACCTTCACGAGAATGAGCGTCCGCTCCATCGCGGTCACCGTGGGGGACGAGGTCGTTGCGTCCAACCGCCAGCGTGCGTCAATCGCCTGACCCGCCGTCACGGTCACCACGGCCGTGGAGCAAACGCTGCCCATGTTGTTGGCCTGACCGCCAATTTCGCGTTCGCTGCTCTGCACCTGAACCCCATTGGAGAAGACGGAGAACAGCGCAGTGCGGGAGTTCTTGTTCACCTTCGCGGCGGTGCTAAAGATCGCCAGCCAAGTCCCCGCGCCCGGGGTGATCGTCATGCCCGTGACGACCGCGTAGGTCGCCAGCGTGCGAGTGATCGTGGAAGTTCCGGTAGCTGTCTGCTCGTCGAGGTCCACGTCCTCGTTGAGCAGCCACGGGTTCCAGGCCGCGCCGAAGTAGCCCTGAATCTCGGCGTCCGTGGAGTTGTAGGCCATCATCCCGTTGGCGGGAGTCAGATAGCCCAGCTCGGTGGCGGTGAAGGCGGCAGCTTCGAGCGCCGAACCGGTGGAAGCCCCTGTGCCAGCGGCTCCTACGACGATCCCCGCACCATCATCGTTGCCCACGACTCCCGCAACGGCAATCGTATCGGCCGACGGATCGACCGACTTCGTATGCGCCTTGCTGGCTTCGCGTTTGAGGATGGTGACGGTCGCCACGCTAGGCTACTCCTGGGGCTCGTTCTCTGGGGTGGTGGAGGACTCCTCCTCGGACGGATCGGCGACTTCGACCGGCTCCAGCCAGAAGACCTCGCCGGTGACGTCGTCCTTGTGGATAGTGCGGCCCTCCGCCAGGCCGTGGGTTTCGCGGAGTTCGGCGTTCTTCTCTTGGAGCACCTTCTCGTTGATGGCGGCGACCTTGATCCGAAGGTTGTGGCACTCCTTCTGGGACTTCAGCAGCTCCTGGCGCAAGACCATGATCTCGTCGTCCTTGCCCAGGAGCGCCTTGTCCTTCGTGAAGCTGGTGGCGCGGGCCTCGATCAAGTTGGCGCGGGCCTCGTGGAGCGAGACAGCGAGATACTCGGCCTCGCTGGCAGGCACCTTCTTGGTCCCGGGCTTCTTTTCCATGCTCGTCCTCGCCCCGTTCACCTTGGGCAGGTGGCCTTTGACTCTGTTGTTCGGCTTTGGCCGTCTCTTGCGGTTGGACATCCTACGTGGCTCCTCCGTCCGCCCCAAACCTCTTCCGCGCAGACAGGCACTCCGTGGCACCCGGCTCGAATACGCGGCACACCGTGGGACGGTGGTCGTAGATCATACAAGTGCCCTGGTGACCGATCTGCCCCTTGTAGGCGCGGCATACCGTCGTTCCCTGGCTGGTCTTCTTGGTCCCCAAGTAAGTCAATCCCTTGTGCTTCACGATCAGGTGGTGCTGCTGCGCAGGAGGGAGCGACCGCACGTCGTCTTCGTCGATGCGGACGTGGAACGTGGCCTGTGGATCGGGGGGAGCGCAGCACGCTCCGCAGCGGGTGCAGTCGAGGTCGGGGACCGGAGCTGCGGGCGGAGGAGCTGGAGCTGCGACTGGGGACGCCGTCTTCCGTGGGAGGCGACGCCCCAGGCGAGAAGTGGTTGGCGGGGGAGTTGGACGAGGGGTCTCACGCTGAATCTCCTGCTCGTCTGCCTCCCCGAGCAACCGCTTTACCAGCGCTTGCAGTTCCTCTGGAGATCGAAACGTCGTCAGCTCGGGGACTCCCCCAGGCTTTCGCGTCACGATCCAGTCTGCACCAAAACCTTCGACTGAGATCGCCATATAGACCTAAGAGTAGCAGGGGAGTCAAAGCCCCCCTGCTACCCGTGCGACTAGAGGACCGACCGCGCGCTGTGGGCGATCACGACCTCAAGGGCCTCACCGTCAGTCGTCGAGCCACCGGCCTGCACCTCGTTGCAGTAGCCAAGCTCGTAGACCGTGTCACCGACCCCAGACGGGGCCACGTTGGTGACGCGACCCGTCACGGTCGAGAGGAACAGAGCGTCGCCCACGGTGATCGTGAGGCCAACCTCGAAGGCCGCGTCGGTCTTGCCCGCCATGACGACTTCGCCGGTGCCGAGCCCGCCGACCGTCTTGACGAAGCCAACCCAGTCTGACGTGCCTGCCGCGTCGGCGTCGCAGTGCGCGTAGGTGTCGGCGGTCGTGGTCAGGTAGACCGGAGCACCAACCGTCAGGCCGGTGGTGATCGAATCCACCACAACCTGGCCCGCACCAGCCGAAGTGGCCGAGAGCAGCTCGTTGAGCGCGCCGATGATCGAGGTGGCGGTGAACCCGCCGTCCAGGTCCAGGTCACCCGTCTGGTTCAGGGTGATCGGCGTGGTCATGCCACGCGCGTCGAGCGTAATGTCGCCAGTCGCGCCAGACTGAACCGTGGTGGCCGAAGTCGTGGTCAGCGAGCCGACGGTGACCGTCTTGACGGCCGCCCCCGTGCCAAAGTTCAGCGACCCGTCCACAGCGTCCGCGCCGACGCTGATCGTTCCACTGGCGAGAGTGTCAATGGTGATCGTGTCGTCGGCGTCCATGTCGATCACGCCGGAGCCGTTGGTGCTCGTGGCGTTGATGTCCAGCGTCGCGTCGCCCGCAGTCGCCCCAGTGTTATCGACCGTGATCGTCTGCGTGATATTGGTCGAGGCAGTTGTGTTGGCGGCGGTCAAGTTGGAGTCGGCCGCCGAGTCCAGACTCAGGCCACCCGTGGTGTCCACCGCGATACCGGCGGTCCCAGCGTCCACGTCGATACCACCAGCGGCGTTGCTGGCCTGGATCGAGACCGCGTCAGCCGCCGCCTCAGCGCCGTCGATGCTGACCGAGTCCACCGAGTCAAGAATCACGTCACCCGTGGTGAGCGTCGAGACCGTCATGCTGCCGGAGGTGGCGGTGACGTTCGAGGCACCGGTGCCGTCGATCGAGAAGGCCCCGGTCGAGAGCATGTCGTAGGTGCCGGTCACGTCGATGTCCATGGACGCTGCGGCGTTCATGTCCAAGAGCCCCGCGCTGTCGATCAGGACGGTGCCGGAGGTCGTCGTGCTGAGGGTCAGCCCAGCGCCCGCGACCGTGAAGTTCGACGCGCCCGCCGCATCCAGGCTGATCGCCGGGGTGCCCGAGGTGACCGAGATGTCGAAGTCGCCTTCGGCGTCGGTCATGGTGATCGCGTTGCCCGTGACGTAGGCCGCCTGGAGGCTGTTACCACCACCGGTCGCGAGATCGGTGAAGGTCAGGCCAGCAGCGGTCGAGCCAGCGCCCGTCTCCCAGATCCCGTCCGTGCCCGCCTGGATCGCGGAGACCGTGACCTGGGTGAAGGCCGCCGTGGACCCGGTCGCGTCCACCGTGAAGGCGGTCTGCGAGAACGAGTGGACCGGGGTCGAGTCGATCGTCAGGACGTTCGCGGCGTGGGTGAGCACCTCGTAGATGCCGTCGTTCGCCTGGTTGGCGGCCCCGCTAACCTGAATGAAGTCGCCCGCCGCGAAGACCGCAGCGCCGGTGGTGGCGACCGTGGTGGTGGACGTGAAGCCACCAGCAGCTTCGGTGTCGGCCGTGGCCGTCGGCAGGTAGTTGACGACCAGTCCGCCAGTCTGGGCGACCGCCGTCGTGTAGTCGGCGTTCAGGTAGAGGTGGTTGTCGCGAATGTTCACAACTTCGGAGTGGACGGTGGTGGTCGTGCCATTCACGACCAGGTCACCGCCGACTACGGTCTGCGAACCCGTGCCGCCGACGTTGATCGTGTCGCCCGACCCCATGCCGGTGCCGATGTTGACGCCGGTGACCGACGCGCCGGTGGCGATGTTCGCCGTGGTGAGCGCGGATCCACCGACGTTGACGATGAGTGTGTTGGCGTCGTTGTAGACGTCAGCGGTGGTGACTCCGACCGTGATGAGCGAATCGACGACTGCGTCGTCGGTGCCCTCCACGAACGAAGTGGTGTGCGCCTTACCGGCGACACGCCTGAGCATTGTGACTGCGGCCATGGGTTAGGTGCCTCCCCGCCCTTGCTTAGTTCTGTTCAAAATCCCGTTGCGTATCTACGAACAGGGTTGTGGAGTTGACAGCGACACCAACCTCGCGCGTTACCTCACCACTTCCAGGAGTTGTGTCCGGGTAGTTTACGTTCCCAGTATCCGTCTCTCCAACGATTCCCCCAGGAGTGGTCGAGAGGAGATAAATCTCGCCTGCGACGAGTCCGGTGAACCCGGCCAGGTCGCCGTTGAACCGGACCAGGCACTTGCCGACGGACGGCTCGTCGAGGGTATCCACCATGCCGATCACAGCCGCGCTGGTCGCGACGGCCGAGGCGTCAGCTCGGTCTACGGTGTCGGGGCTCGTCTGGTAGACGACGTCGTTGGCGGTCACGCCGCCGACGTAACTCCTGACCACGAGGGTAGTCTCGGCCGTGCTGGGCGGGGCGAGGAAGAAGTCGATCTCGTCGGGCGGGACGATGTTGCCGTTCGCGTCCTTGAGGATCAGGGTGTGGGCCGAAGGATCGGGCGCACCCGGGTAGGCCCCGTCTGTGGTCAGGGCGCGCACGTCCGCTGAGGTCCGAACCGCCTCGATGTCGTTGGTCAGCGAGAAGGTCTCGGATCCACCAGCGGATGGAATCAACACGCCCAGATCGGCGACGAGGACCGCCGCGCCGGTCCCCAAGTTCGATGTCAGTGAAAGAGTCGCGTGGCTCATGGGATCGACCACTCGGTCTTGACCACAAGGGCGGTGAAGCTGGAGACGCCGGAGCCGGAGGAGCGCACGACGCGCGCACCGATCTCCATGGCCGTGGTCACCGCGACCGCGAGGGACCGATCAACCGCGAACAGCGACCCAGCCGGGAGCGCCAAGGTGCCAAGCACGAAGGGCCCGCCCGCGCGGCCTGCGGGATCTCGGAGGATCTCGATGTCGTAGTCGTTCGTGCTGGTGGTGTTCACCTGGACGGTGATTCCACGGAGCTGGCCGTCCGCCGTCATGCGGAAACCGGCCTGGCTGGTGTGAACGCCCTCGCCGTAGCGCAGGTAGCGCGTGCCGAAGGAAGGCACGCCTGCGTCGTGGTGGAACTGGACCGCGAAGCGAACGTCTGCGCCCGCCGGAGAGCCGAAGATGTAGCCGCCGAGGCCGTCGGCGATAATCGCCGTCCCGGCAGGGAGCGGCCCGCCCGGCTGCGTCAGCTCGGTAAGGGGGTCGATCAGCACGCCACCGGGGGAGACCGGGTCTACGGCCGTCCCCGCGATCCCACCACCGCCGCCAGCTCCAGGCTTAAAGAGGAAGCTCATGAGTCTGTCCCAACAGCATCAACCCATCCAGTCGAAGAACTGGAGAGCGCCCACAGGGGCTTGCCGAGGGTCACATCGAAGTAGCACGTACCGTCAACCACCCCCAGGGGGCGTGCCCCTGTGGTCCCAGATTGGACCAGTGGTTTGACGAGTGCCGACACGCTTGCCTCCCCGGGCTACCAGGCCCAGAAGCGGGTGGGAACGTCTGCGCCGGACTTGCGGAACCAGATCCGCCGGACCCGCCGGTAGTCTTGCTGGAGCGCCTCGCCCGTGCGCACGCGACCGTGATCGTTCACTCCGTCGAAGGAGAAGAACAGGTCGCCGCCGCCGTCGGACGAGATCATGATGGAGTGGCTGGTGAACGGAGTCACCAGCTCGGCGTCCAGGAACTCGTGGGGGGCGTTCACGACGTAGGCCGTGTTGGCGATCGACGTGTCGAGGAAGTAGTTGTAGCTGCGAATGCTAGTGGCTCCGGGGCCTGCCATGGTTCCTCCTACGCTCCAGGCGGCGGAATGGTCGCCGCGATCTGGTTGCGATACCTGTAAGTCTTGCCGAACTCGCGGAACTGCGACGCTGGAATGTACTTGATCCCGGAGCCGCCCTCGCCCACGTTCTGCTGCACCACCTCGTTGAACTGAAGACTTACAGTAGCAATCCGAGGGGTTCCGCTAGGGAAGAACCCTTCGTAGTTGTAGGGGGCGGACCTCAAGATCACCAGAGCGTTGTCGTCGCTCTCATCCCCCGAGCCGCCGCCAAGACCGGAGTTGGGCAGATACAGCTCCAGGCGACGCGGGGCCAAGACAACGCCGTCCTCTTCAATGTCGCCCATCATGTAGCTCTGGAGCAGCGCCATGGCGGCCCGCACGTCCACGGTGTAGCGCTCGGAGGGGGTGAACGCCCCGCCCAATCCAGGCGCGGAGAGCCCGGCCGGTGCCAGAGCTGCGAGGCCCACGTCGATCTCAGCCGTGAAGGTCGCCTGGAAGGTGATTGAGCGCCCAGAGCCCCCCGACCACTGGTAGAGCGGGTGGCTCGCGCCGGGGATCGAGATTTCCCGGTAGCGCGGCTGGTAGTCGATCTGGACGGACTCGGGGAAGAACTGGAAGACGAAGATGTCGTTGGCCAGGGGTGGGATTCCTGGGTCCGGTTCTGGGTACATGAACGCGATCTGTGGTCTGCCCGCGCCGAGTAGATCAGGAAGAAGCGCCATTGACTCATTATGTCATAGGGCTAAAGGAGTTGCGAACGACCTAGTTTGAGAACTGGGCGATAAAGGTCCGAAGCCCGCCTCGTCTAAGCGGTTGAGAGGAGTCACCCATGACCAGCACCGCGACCACGACCGCTTGGGACAGCATGACCGACCTGGAGAAGGACACCATCGCCTTCTCGGACATGCACAAGGACGCCTTCGGCTTCCGCCCCCGTGGGTCCAGCGTGGACGCCTTCCTGGCGCTCGACGGCGAGGCCAGAATCGCCCGCTTGGGCGCGCTGGCCGCCGAGGTCAGCCGTCAGCTCGCGGAAGAGGCTGAGGCGGAGGCGGAGGCTGCGGAGGCCGAGGAGAACGCCAAGCCCTTCGGGGACTGGTGGGCCGATCGGCTCGGGCTGTAGGTACACACCGAGGCCCCCGACGAATCGAGGGCCTGGTGGTTCTTCTACTCGTCGCCGGTGAACGAGGACAGCTTGAACTTGCCGTTCGCTGCGTCGAGGACCGCGTCGATGATCCCCGGGGCAACCCGCTTGAAGATCGGATCGGTGAGTGGGTCGGGGAGCCACGGCGTGTTGGTGTCGTCGATGAACTGGTTGATGATCGCGACAGCAGCCTCCTTCCGCTCGGCCCCGCTCATTCCCGAGAGACCCTTGTAGGTCTCGGCGATCTCGGTGACCTCCTTGACGAGGCGTCCGATGTCTTCCACCTGGAACCCGTCAGCGAAGATCGCCTTCAGGTCGTCGATGTGGCCGGTCACCTGTTCCTTGCTCAGCTCTGCCATGATCTCTCCTTTCCACCCGTCTACCGGGTGGGGTGGGGGTTCAGTCGTTGTCGCCGCCGCCAAGAAACCCGCCCGCTGCGTCGGCGAGCGCACCTCCGACTCCTCCACCACCGCTCAGGCTCCCGAGAGCGCCTGAGATCAGCCCCTGGACGAGAACGCCCAGCAGCTCGGTGGCCACGGTCTGGAAGCCGTCCCAGAGCGCGGTGGCCGCTTGCTTGAGCATCTTGCCGATCGCACGGGCCGCCACGACCTCTTCGGCCTTGGCCATCAGGCTGAGCTGACGGAGCACGGCGTCCGAGGAGCGCGCGTACTGCATGGCCTCGTGAGCGTCCGACGTCATGACCGCCTTGAGCCGAAGCTCACCGGCCTGCTTGAGCAGATCGTCAACCTGGTCGAGCTTCGTCTTGTCGAGGAACTCGGTGAACCGCTGCTTGAAGCGAGCCTGGAGGTCGGCCGCGATCTCCTTCAGCTTCGGCTCCGCGATCTCCTTGGCCTTGGCGAGCATCTCGTCGGTGCTCATTCGTCACCGCCAGCGGGGGTCGCAGGAGCCCAGGGCGCGGGCTCCAGCACGGCCTGCTCCCGCTCCATGACGCGGTCGATCCCGAAGATCATTTGGTCCACGACCCCGAGCTGGGTGTCTTTGTAGACCTCCAGGTAGAGCGGCTTCCCGTCGGGGGTGCGCGCCTCTTGGAGCGCCTCCGCGTAGTTGGGCCGGACGTTCTCCACGAGGTGCTTGTGGACCTCGTCGAGGTAGTCCTCGTTCGTCGCCACGCAGCAGCCCGAGAGGGCCACGACCAAAACTGCGCAGAACATGCGCTTCACCATGTGGGTCTCCTATCCCGCCAGTGCGACCGCCCAGGAGACGACCGCGTACTTGGTCCCCGACAAGACAGGCAGGCTGGCGTGCGGGAAGCAGAAGTTGCTGGGGAACAAAAGGATGTCCCCAGCTCGGCCTTTGATTCTCAGGGATTGGCGAGGAAGGTCAAGCTCTCCTCCCTCATATTCGTCGTTCACGAACAGCAGGCAGGAAAGTTGGCGGAGACCCTCATGTCGGCCCGCGACCGCGTCGATGTGGTGCCCGAAGCGCTGGCCGGGCTTGTAGCGCAGCAACTCGAAGGGCGACGTCTTGTTGACCTGGAGGAAGGAGTTACGGCCGACGTAGTCTCTGATGCAGGAGTGGAAGGCCGTGAGGAGCTGCTGCTCGAAGGGCCACCAGATGGAGCACGCCGACTTCGAGATCATGGTGCTGCACGAGGAGCGGTTCTCGGTCTTGAACGACGACTTGCCGTAGGCGTTGACCTGGCTGGACCGGTTCCAGAGCAGAGCCCGCTCCGCCTCGTCGATTAGATCCTGGCCCCAGGGAACAACCGCCCGGTAGAGGAACACGTCGTCGTGGAACTGCTCGCACTCGACCTGGCTCGGAAGCGCGCCAAGGACGATCACCTCGCTCAAGGGAGCACGCCTCGAATGACGAGGGCCTGCGGGCGAGCCCACTTGCCGTGGATCGTGAGCATGGACACAGCCCCGATCTGTGGAGCGGTCAGGTCGATCTCCGCGGTCGTCCCGCCGGTGACCTCCATCTCCCAGCTCACCTCCTCGTAGAGCTGGTCAAGGCCACTGGTCCCCACCTCGATCTTCCCGCCGTCGGGGATGTCCGGGCCTACGATCTTGAACTTGATCGTGGAGCTGTAGGGCACGTCGATGCTACGGAGCTGGCGATCCTCAAGGCGCAGCACGTCGGGCTGCTCTGCCCCGTTAATCCAGATCCTGGACTGCGGCTTCTCCACCCACTCCTTGGTCTCCGGGTTGACGTGCCAGAAGGCGATCTTGCTGTTGTGGCACTCGCACACACGCTGCTCGCCGGGACATGGGCAGTCGAAGGCGGCCCAGCCGATGATCCCATCCGCTAGGCGTCGGGCCCGCGCAGGGGTGGCGACTCGCTTGTCCACCCCAGTCCCCTGGCAGAACTTGCACTCGTCGTTGCCGCAGTCCTCCCCGCCAGCGGGGCAGAGCGGATTGTTCCAGTCGGCGTCGTCCGCCCAGCCGTAGCCGTGCATTTCGATGGACACGACTTTCCCGTCCGCTTGATAGCCGTACCAGTTCTTCATGCCCTACTCCGCAGCCCCCAAGAATACCTTGACCTCGTAAGTGTTCGCGCCGCCGTTCTGGGACAAGAAGGCGTCGAGCTGGGCACTCGTGAGGTTTGGGGTCTGAATCTGGATGTTGTTGATTTCAGCTCGACAGTTACTACCCCCAAACTGGGCGAGCATGCTCATGTAGCTGAACCCGCCACTCGCCATTTGCACCGCCGTGTTGATCGCGGGGCTCAAGAGGCTGAAGTCCTCTTGAAAGGAGATAGCCACGTTCCCGGTGGCCACGCCGCCCTTCAGCGTGTCGTCTGAGAACGGGTTGCACGTACTGTAGGCGGGCCCGTTGATGCCTCCCACTCCGGGTGGCCCTGCTCCGTCGGGGGCTCCGGTGGGCCCGACCGCCCCGGGGATTTGGACATCGACCACCCCTGGGCTGGACTGCACGACGGTGCCTGGCTGGGTGAAGTTGATCGTGTGGAAGTTGGTCCCCACTGGAGACCCATTCGACTTGGCGTTCCGCAGCGCTCCAGCGAGCGAGCCGATCTGCACGAGCGTGATCTTGCCCGCGAGGTTCACCTCAGCGTCGGGAACGGGGGGTGCCTCCCCTACCCGCTTGAGATACATGGCCCCGTCCCAGACAGCCTGGTCGGTGGCGTAGAAGACCGGGCAAGTGAACTGGACCTGGGTGTCCGACGGAACAGAGAAGGCCCCTGCGGGAGAGAACAGGTCAAGCAGGAACCGCCGCCACGTCGTGTTGACCACGCTGAGCGCCCCGCCGGTGCCGCCGCCCTCGAACTCCGTCGCCAGCTCCGCGCTGGTGGGCGAGTTGATCGTTCGCACCTCATACCACCGCACCTGGCCCGTGGCCGGGTCGATGTCAGAGGCATGTGATAGGACGATGTCCCCTTCCTGAAGCGAGGCGAAGGCGTTGTTGGGCGACGTGACCTCCGTCTGGGCGTTCGTGAAGATGATCGTGCCCGTGACCGCGCCCGTGCTGTAGGTGAGTCGGCCAAACACCGGATCGAGCGTGGGCTCCTCAACGGAGGGGGACTCGGTGTCCACCAGGCGTAAGCCGGTGTCGGCGTCCACCACGTAGCAGAGATTGCGGGGTGGAGTGGTGACCACGCCTGGGGCTGTCTCGTTGCCGCCCGCGTCGATCGTCGTGAGGTTGGGGGCGAACACACGGCTGGTGCCCGCGAAGGAGCCGGACACGTTGACCTGGGACGCGGCCGAGTCCACCGTGTAGATGTTCGAGAGGAGCTGGGACGGAATCAGCCCCAGTCGAGAGGCCATGGCCGCGCCGTCCATGTCGGCGGCCAGGCGATCCTGGAGTGTGGGCTGGAGCGTGGTGGTCAGATCCACGCGCGCAGCCGCGATCTCGGCCACGGTGGTCGCCACGGAGGCCAGGTCGCTTACGGATCCGCCCGGCATGAATCCGTAAGGCTGGCCGGTAAAAGCGACTGGCGGTTGCCGGTAGGTCGGAACATCGACGTCCACTTCGAGGTCGTCGCCGGTCCGTCGAACTCGGCAAAGCATGATCTCGTTGACGCCCGTCGGGGGCGTAGTGCGGGTGAAGATCCGTCCGTTGGTCGCCTTGCCATCCTGGTAGTCGGCGGTCGCGAGGACGTAGACGGGGTACTGCGCGTGCCCCGTGAAGTCGAGGAGGATCGGGTCCGCCGAGAAGATGTCGATGTGCATGCGCTCGCTCGTCGAGCCGCACTTCAACATGCTGAAGTTCTGGAACACGTCCGGCAGGAGCTGGAGGACGAGGTCCGCCGGGTTCACGAAGGGAGTGAACCCGAGGAGGACGCCGCGCGGCATCAGGAGGTGACGCTGGTTGATCCCCTCCGCCGCGTTCGGCTCTAGGAACCGGACCTTGACGAACTCTTTGGCGAGGGTGACCGAGGGGAAGGTAGCCATTTAGTCCCCCGCTGAGCTGGCGAACACCTGAGCCGACACGCCGTTGCCGCCACCGCCCGAGGTGACGTTGCCGCTGATCTGAACCAGGTTGCCCGCTATCGTGATACCTGTGATCTCTGCGTAGTCGGTCGAAAACACCCAGCCGAAAGAGCCAGCCGCCGCCTGGATGTTGGCGAACCCCCCTGAAGCGTAGCGCACCGTGTGGCCCATAGCTTCCGAGTAGGAGATGGCCACAGACCCGGCACCGCCAGTCACGGTAACGAGTGAGCCTGCGATGAAGGCGGTCTTCTCGGTGAACCCGGGTCCGGGGTCGCCGGGCGGCCCTGGCCCGCCTTGGGGCCCCGGCCCGCCATCGGCCCCAGCAATCCCGATCTCGCCCACGTCCAGCTCGCCCGCGTTGAGCGGGTCTTCGATCACTTGGCCGTTGCCGTCCACGAAGTTGATCGTGTGGAACGGGGAGCCAGCGACTGGGGCCCCGAGGTGCTGGATAAACACCGCCCCCACACGAGCGCCCGTGGTCCCGAGCAACGCCCGCCCGGCGTCGGTGGTCGTAGCGCTGGGAAGGGGAGGACGCTCAGCAGGCGTGTGGTGCGGGAGCGCCCAATCTGCAACGGAGACGGAGCGATCGACGAACACCGGGAGATAGGGGATCACGGTCGTGTCGGCGTCGAAGGAAGCAGTGACTTCCACCCCGCCCGAGAGTGTGAAGAGTTCGAGTTGCCAGCGGCGGGACGATCTCCCATCCGATTGCGCCGTGGCACCGATGTAGCCGTTGCGCAGGGTCATGGTCTCGTCGTCGGCGATCGTCTGGATCTCGTAGAACAGGCCGTCCACGCCCTCGATCAGGTCGCCTTCCACCAGCTCGGCGGTGAACTGGGTGCCGGAGCCAGAAACGGCCACCTGGGCGTTCTGGTAGGCAACCGTCCCTGTCAGCAAGGTCATGACCGGACCGGTCAACCGCGCAAACACGATCGTGCGGTCCGTGTCGTTCGTGACCGCCTTGTTGCCGGTCAGCGCGTTGACGAGGAGGAGCACGTTGCGCTGCGCGTCATTGGGCCCGGCCACAGCTCCGTCCGCCGTCTCAGACCCGAGGCCGTCGAAGGTCCGGGCGGGCAGGTAGTCACGGTTCGCTTCCGAGAGCGACCCGCCGATCAGCGTCGTAGTCGTCGTAGCAGCCGGGATCGTGAAGCTGTTGCCACGGATCACGCGCAACACACGCGCGAGGCGGGTGGCCATGTTCGTGGCACCGTAGTCCGCGTCAAGCCGCTCCTTGAGCGAAGGGTAAGTAACCCCGTCAAGACCAAGACGGGAGGCGATCACCTCGTTGACAGCGTCAGCAGCAGCTTGGAGATCCTCGATCGAACCGGTGGGCATGAACCCGTAGCTGGTGTCCGCGAAGGCAAGGGGCGTCTGGCGGGCGAGGCTCGGCGTAACGTCCACGGTCAGCGACCCGACGGGCCCGTCCACGACGCAGATCAGCACCTCGTCGGCCGCTACAACCCCCGCCGACCTGGTGAACACCTCTGCCGTGGTCGGGGTGTCAGGGGCGTCCGTGTAGGTGGCGCGGGCCAAGACGTGGACAGGGAAGTCCCCGGGAAGCACCCCGGTGAAGTCCAAGGTGAGCGTCCGGTCCACGGCGATAGTGAGCGCGCCCACATCGTCCGAGGACGGGACGTGAATGACCGAGATGGATTCGGTGGCGTCCGGGTCGAGTGTGATAAGCGGGTCGGCGACGACGGGGTCGAACCCGATGTAGACGCCCTTGGGCCAGACTGCGTTCTTGCGGTTGAGCAGAGCGCTCTTGTAGCGGTCGTTGTGGCCAAGGAGTGCTTGGTCGTGGGTGAAAACCTCAACGGGGAATTGGGCCATCAGTAACCTCCCGCGTTGATGAAGAAGGCGAAGATTCCCACCGGAGACCCGCCCGACGGGACGCGCATGTCCATTTCGACCTGGTCGATCCCCAGGAAGGAGATGTCTTCGATGATGAAGTGATCGTTGGGGTCCACCAGGGGAGCGTTGTGCTCGGAGGCTGCGAGCCCTCCCGTCGCGAATATGACCTCGTTCGTGAACCCGAGGAAGTTCGACCCGCCGAAGCCGCCGCCACCCTGCCAGGAGTAAGTCGCTCCCGGCCCGAGCGCTAGGTGATCCGCGTCAGGGCTCTTGAGGAAGAGTTGCCGCTCCGTGATCCCAACCCCCGGATCACCTTGGAGACCAGGAGCAGGGGGAGAGCCGGGGCCTCCGCCAGTGGGGCCCGGGTCGCCGTCCGGCCCGCGCTGGTTCACGTCGAGGACACCGGGCGACGGAGACAGAGCTGCACCAGCGTTCATCCAGTCGATCGTGTGCCAGTTGCGCGTGGTGGAGACTGGGCTGAAGTTGTCCTGGGCGTTGTAGAGCGCCCCGCCCAGCGCAGTGTCGATAGCCAGGCGGGCCCGGCCTTCGATCGCCGCCGTAGCGACCGGGACCGGCTCCGACTCGCCGTGCTGGTGCAGGGTGGGCCAGGCGTCGTAGAACCCAGTACCGTCGTCCTGCCACTGGGGGAAGTAGAAGCGGACGTTCAGGGCGGCGGCCAGGGACACAGCCTGTTCCCCTCCGACCCCGTCCGACTTGAAGAACTCCAGGGTGAACCGGCGTCGCAGCTTCTCGTTCGCAGACGACGTAGCCACGGCGGGGGTGGAAACGTCCAGATCGAGGACGAGCGCGCCGCCGATCGAGTCCACCCGGTAGAAGTTGCTGAGGTTGTCTTCGATGATGTCACCGACCACGACCGTGCCGTCGGTGAAGTCCGTCGTGGTGCCGTTCACGGTCGTCGAGGCGATCGTGAAATCCAGCCCCCAGGCAAGAGGGAGCACGACCTCGTCGCAGATCAGGCGGGCGAACACAGGGTCAACGCCGTCCATGATCCGAGCGCCGGTCGTCGAATCGACCAGGACGCAGACGTTGCGGTCACCGTCGGAGACTGCACCAGCGGGGACGACGTCCGGCAGAGTGCCGTCGCAGATCGCGCCGACCAGCTCCTCGCCGCCGAACGGGGCGATGGTCAACTGGGGGTCGAGCGTGTTCACGATCCGGGCCCGGTTGCCGAAGGACTCGGACACGTTCTCGGAGGTACCACCCGTGGTGACGAAGTCGAGGCTCTGGACCGTGCGGATCGACTTGGCGAGGCGGTCGGCCATGGCCTGACCAGCTCCGTCGGCCGCGAGGCGGGAGCTGAGATCCGGCTGAATGGTGCCGGTGAGGTCTTCCCGAGCTGCCTGGACCTCCAGGACAAGGTCGAGGGCCTCCAGGAGCTGGGGGAGCGCCGAGTCCTTCATAAACCCGAAGCCGAGCGGAGCGCTGGCGTGGGCGTAAGGGGTTGCCCGGTTGGTCGGGTCGTCGAAGGACACGGTGACCGCATCGGGGAGGGTGCAAATGAGAATCTGGGTGGGGCCGGAGGGGAGCCCGCCTGCCGTGAGGATCCGCGCTACGTTCGGGGCCGCCCCCAGCACCTGGTCGATCTCCGCGTAGACGTAAATCGGAAACCCGCCGACGTGACCGGTGAAGTCGAGGACGATGTCCTCCTTGAAAAAGATGTCCGCCGATCGAAGGGGGTCCAGGAGGGACGTAGCGCGCAGCGCTGAGACCCCGTAGTCCGGGTCCGGGGAGAGCGTGAGGACGAAGTTCTCCAGGGTGGGGACGAACCCTAAGTAGACGCCGCGCGGGGTGCCGAGGAAGGCGGTGTTCGTCGCCTCGCCGATGTAGCTCTCGCCGTAGCGATACTTGATCTCCAGATCGTTGAAGGCCGCGAGGGGGGCCAGCTCGGGGGGCGACACGGGCCCGCCGCCTCCACCCCCGGCCGGGCTGGAGCCTCCAATAGGGGCTCCACTGATTGGGGCTCCTGAAATCGCCATGCTTAGGGAACCTGCTCAAACTTCTCGGCCCGGATCGCACGAAGGATCACAGTCGTGAAGCTGCCTGAGTTCATGGAGTAGGTGAGCGGTCCGCCCCAGGCCGTTGCGAGCGCTATGTTGTGGGTACCACGAGGAACGAGCCCGGTCGGGGTTGTCCCCGTCCCGACCTCCCCCGAGTCGCGGCCGTAGAAGATCGAAGTGCCCGCAGCGGTCCGAACGAACCGCATCGTCACTTCCATTAGCACGGTGGACCCGACTATGGTGACGGCGTAGATGAGCCCAGCCCCGCCGAACGAGACGTTGTGGACGTGCGAACCGCCACCTGGGATCTCAAGGACATAGGTGATGCGCAGCTCGTCCCCGTCCACGGTCAGGGTGCCAGCAGGAATGAGGAGGTTGTAGGGGACCGGGCCTCCGCCGCCAAGCACATGCGCCGGATTGCTCTGGTGGATAGTGGTGCGCGTGATTCCCGGCACGTTCGAGTGATCGAGCGCGTCGTGCGCCGTTTGGTCGAGCAGATTGAACGGTCCGGCCGTGTGATCGACCGCGTCATGCGCAACCGCGTCGTAGAGCCCGAGCCCAGTGTGAAGCGCGAGGTCGTGGGCTGCCTGCGAGACCAAGCTAAAGGGCGGCGCGGTATGGTCGATCCCGTCGTGCGTCGGCGAATCCAGCAGGTTCCAGGGTGCGTTGGTGTGGTCGGTGCCGTCGTGGTCCGCCGTGTCGAAGTCTTCGACGGAGAGCACGCCCATGATGCCCGTGTGATCGGTGGCGTTGTGGAGGGCGTTCGTCAGCGCGCCTGTGAAGAAGGCACTGGCCGCGACAGCGTCAACCGTCTTGGTGCCAGGCTGCAAGTTCACGAGTGCGTTCGCGTTCGAGCTGGCCAGCACAGCGTCCCTGGAGAGGGTGCCGACCCCGACGGTCCCGAGCCCGACTTCCCACTCGCTGGTGGTGTCGTCCAGGATCGAGTAGTAGGTCGTGTTGGCGTTACCGACCCCGTTCAGGAAGGTCTGGTGGCCAGCGACAGCTCCTGCGAGTGCGAGGGTGCCCATCCCCACCGTCGCGGACTGCTCGCGGACGCGATCTGCGTAGACGTGCGCCATGGTTAGAAGCCCCTTCCGCCGCCAGCCGGACGGCCTAGTTGATCGCCCTCGACTGGATAGACGTTGGGGCTCAGGAAATCGACGTACTGCCTCACCGGCGGAACCCGGACATCTTCCTCCACCTGTGTGTCAGGGTCGAGGGGAATCAGGAGAGGAGGGATCCCATCGGCGAGGAAGCTCACGGGGATCGACTGCCCGGTCCCGATGGTCGGCAGTATAGCCTCGGCGTCGTGGTCGAACACGGGCCCAGCGGCGATACCCGGGAAGGCTTGCGCGTTGTGATCGAAGACGGGCCCGGCTGCAAGCCCAGTCCCAATCTCGGCGAAGTGATCGAAGACCGGTCCGGCCGCGATGCCGGGACTCGTCGAAACCTCGTGGTCGAAGGGCTCTGACCAGCCGTCGGGGAACGCATTGACCCCGTGGTCGAAGGGCTGCGAGTAGTTCCCGCCGGGTATGGAAGCTACGAGGTGGTCGAAGGGCTCCGTGAAGCTGCTGTTCTGCTGCCCTTCTGCGGTTGCGACCGCATGCGACATCGGCGCGGAGAAGGTGCTGCCCGGCGGAAACTCCAGGCCCGAAAGACCGCCCTTGTTACTGAGCGTCTTGATCCCCCCGACCTGGCCGGTGTAGACCTTCCCGCTCTTGTAGGACGTAGTGGACGTACTAGCACTAAAGTCGGTTGCGAACGCTCCGGCTTTGTTGCTGACCACGAGCTACCCCTAGACTGCGATGACGGGCTTGAGCTGCGCGCGGTCCCCATCTACGAACCCGTCCGTCACCAGCGACCAGTCAGCGTAGTACTCGACGGTGGGGTCTGCATCGACGTTCAGAACTTGGTTGGTGCCGAGCGAGGGGGAGCCAGCAGGCGACCCGGAGATCACCCCAACACCGGTGAGCGTAGCGATGGCGAGCGGGGGCTCGTTCTCGGCGTCGCGGTAGAAGGTGACGGTCTTGTCTGCCGTCCCGGGGTCGCCGGAGCAGCGGAACGTGGTGCGCTGGGCGTTGGGGACCGGGGTCTTTCCGGTGATCCAGATGTCGAACTTCCCTGCGGACCAGATGGCCTCGCCCCCGGGAACCAGTCCCGAGGGGATCGCGTGATACACGTCGCCGCCTACATCGTCGGCCACGCCCGCGTTGCCGATCAGCGTCCCCGGTCCGTTCCACTTCCAGAGGTTCCAGGGCGTGCCCGCGTTCGAGTTGGCGGCCTGGAACAGCCAGATGTCGGCGGTCGTGGGCACGGAGTCCTGGTCGAGGGTCGGAATGAACCTGCCGAAGCGGTTGTCCACAGTTCCGGCCCCACCGTCGAGGACGCTGAGCAGCGAGTTGGGAAGGACGAGCGTGCTGATGTCTGTCGGAGTGCCGAGCGTGTTGTCCCACTGGACGCACTTCCAGCCGTTCCCGGCAGCCGCGACCAAGCCGTAGAGATAGGTGCCGTCGGTGAAGAGTCCCCACTTGGGCTCCGACGAGGTCGTAGTGGTGATGGTGTGCGCTACGTCGGATCCAGCAACGTGGACCCAGGCACCGCCCGAGAAGGTGTAGAGCCCCGCCGTAGTCCCGGCGGTGTTCCACCAGACGCAGTAGAGGGCGTCGTTGAAGACACAGGCGGACCACACCAGGTTGGCGTTGAACGGGTTGGTGACGACCGCAACCGTCTCGCTTGCCGGATCGTAGGTGAGGGTCTTCTCCGTCGAGGTGAGCCGACAGAAGACGTGCAGGACGTTGCGATAGACGGTGACCTCTTGGAAGTCCGTGACACTGCTGCCCGAGACCACTCCGGTGGAGCCGGTCGTCCACGTCGTCCCGTCGAACTTCACCCACCGCCAGACATTCGTGGAGGTGGTGTAGTAGAAGGTCGTAAGCCACGTCCCGTCGCTGATGTTGACGACGTGCAGCCCAGCGTGACCTTGGCCGTCTGCGCGCGAGCCCGTGTAAGCGTGGGCTTGCGTCCAACCCCCGGAGTTGGTGGTCGGGTCGTCCTTGACGTAGATCCCGTTCTGGGCCGCCGCGTAGAGATTGCTTTTGAACCAGCGCAGGCCCTGGCGAGGCGCTGCCTGGTTGTTGTTGCCGGTTCCCCTGACACCGAAGGTGTTGCCAATCTGGGCGGGGGTCGCGCCGTTGTAGCGGTAGGCGGTGCAAACACCAGCCCCGCCACGGCTGTCGCAGAAGAGAAGGGAAGCGGTCATGGGGAAACCTCGACACGGTGGATCTGACAGCAAACAGGGGGCTTGCCCTCGAACTTGACCCAGCTCCCCGAGCTGATGCCCCCGGTAAGGGGGGTCAGCGCAACAGCCACCACATCGGACGCGCCTGAACCGGGTAGCGATGCTTCGAGGATAGTGGCCACGGCCGGGTCTGAGTTCAGGAGCGTCTCCACCTCCGAGGCAGTCGGGGTGATGGAGTTGCCGCTCCCGTCGGTGGCGAACTGGACGGAGACCTCCCAGGCGGGCCCGGCTCCTTGAACATCGACGCGCAGATCCAAGTCCTCGTTGCTGACCCCGGTCGGGCCGGTCTCGAAGGCGACCTGAACCTGGTTCCACTGCGCGCCGCCGAAGTAGGACTTCACAAGCACATCGCCGTCGGAGTCCACCCCGGGAAGGGTGACTTCTGCCTGGACGCCTGCGACCAGTGAGTCGGCGCGCTTGCGCCCCATGCTGGTCAGCACCATGGAGTCATCGGCTGCACCGATGGTGGTCAGCAGCTCCGTGCCCCCGTCGTTACAGACTAGAAGGTTCCGCGCCACTAGAAGACCTCCAACGCCAGCTTGACATCCTCGCCCACGCCAACGAGACCGTCAGCTACAGCGTCCCACACCGCCCGGAACACCGAGCTGCCGACTGTGATTCCCTGAAGGAGGTTCGTGCTGATCGTGGGGGCCGGGTCACCGCCCGAAACAACGGAGGGAGCGTCCCCGCCAGCGGTGCTGAGCGTGGCCTGGATCCAGTCGGTGCCGCCAAGGGTATAGAACAACCGGCCCTGCTTGGTGCTGGGCGAGCTGGAGTCGAGCGGGGTGTGCGCCTGGAAGTCGAAGCTGATCTTCCCGGGGGTCACCACGAGGTTCTCCAGCGTGACGTCGAAGTCGCCTTCGGTGTAGACGTGCTCGCCGGTCATGTTCGGACCACTCGGCACCTGAACTTCTGCGGTCACGTTGCTGTTGACGACGGTCATGGGCGAACCGTTGCCGTTCCAGGTCCAGAAGGTGGACTGCTCGATAGTGGAGGTGTCGCGGTATCGCCAGGCGAAGATTTCGGGCGTCCCCGGCACGGTGACGTCCACGTAGCCCATGAAGGCGGCGTTTTCGTGGAACAAGTTGGCGAAGGCACCGCCCGTACGCCATGCGGCGGGGATCACGGTGCTGCTGATGTCGTTCTCTTGCCAGGTGGAGCCGATCGCGGTGCCGTTCGGAATGAACTCGGTGCAGCGCACCTGGCCCGCCGTGTTGCCCGCCCCGTTGACCAGCTTCTCGTTGAAAAGCACGTAGAGACGGTCATTGTCCTCGAACGCAAAGACCGAGCCCCTCGGCGACGCCTGCGCCGTAATCATGTCGCCCGGGTCGGAGCCGCCACTGTAGGTGACGTCGTTGAGCCCGCCGCCGACAAGCTCCTTGAACGTCATCAGCCCTTGGAATGAGAAGTTCGCGTTCGGCCCAATCAACAGGAGACGGCCTTTGAAGTTGATCCAGACGTGGGGGATGGTGGTGATCGCCGAACCGACTACAGGCACGTTGCTCCATGTATCTCCGCTCGGATCGTAGGCGCGCACGCTGTCGCCCGCGTTGTCCCCGGTAGTCGCGTAGATCAAGCCTTGGTAGGACTGAAGGCGGTGGAAGAACACGCCGAGGGAGGAGGTTGGGCCCGCCCCGCTGTTCCACGTCGAGCCGTCGTTGCTCCATCGGGTATGGCTGGCCGTGCTGAGTGACTGGCGATAGAAGAGGTAGAGCCGCGCCTCGTTGTTGACCTCGATCACCTCGAAACCGCTGACGGTGTTGTCGTCGCCGGTGTTCGGCGCGGGAGACAACGTGTGGACCAAGGACCAGGTCTTGCTTCCGAAGACGAACTTGTAGATCCCCGTCGTCCCGTTGTGATAAACGTAGAGATCGCCCCGGAACTCAACGATCCGGCTGTGACGGGGCGGCCCATCAAGGCCGGTGTCCCAGCCAGAGGCTGTGAACCCAGTGGCCGCGCCAAGCTGGGTGCTCTCCAGCGTGGTGCCGTTCAGCACGCGCAGCGCCTGCACAGCCCCACTGTAGCCAGCGCGCCACGCCATCAAGGTGCTGATCGCCATGTGCTATCTCCCGTTCCTATACACCAGCAAGACGCGCGATCATGCGGATGTCCACTCGGTCGAGGTCGCCCGCAAGATCGTTGTAGCTGTCCCAAAAGAAGAAGTAGTCGTTGCCGCCGGAGGTGCTGGCGAGCTGTGAGCTGCCATCGTCCCCGTCACCTTGGCTCATGGGGAACCAGGTCTGCGAATCCACAGAGTATTCCCCGGAGATGTCGATGGGGCGCGAGAGCTGATCGCGGATCGTGTAGTTGATCCGGGTGCGCCCAGGGAACTCGGGGGCCGTCGAGCGAATGTGGCACGTCGGCTGAACATCGGTCCAAAGCCGGAAGTCGCCGCGCTCCTCGTCGGGGAGCAGGAGATCGAGCCCACCGCCCCCGGCGTCGAGACGCCCGAGCAGGGTGGCCTGGCTGGAGCCGTCCCAGGAGAAGACCACGATCGAGTTGGGGATCGCCGTGACATCGCGCCCCAGGATCGTGAACTGCTCGTTGGTCCGCCGCCGGTCGTCCACGAACACCGACCAGCCGGTGTCGAGCTGGCTGGAGAACCCGGACGGCAAGACCGTGGTGGACACGTCGGTGGCCTGGAGACCCGAGCCCAGATCCTGGATCTGCACGACCTTGGTGGCCACGTTGCCGGAATACCACGCCGTGAGGACGCCGACCTTGTTGCGGAACAGGGCGTAAGTCCCGTTGTCGGGGCCCGGGGTGATTGCCCCCGCCGTCGGGAAGAGGACGCCTGCGTTGGACCAGGCCGGAGAGGCTGGAGGAGCTGTGAGATCCCAGGCTGGGTCGAGCTGGTAGAGCTGCGGCGTCGTCACCAGGGTGTCGTTCGGCATGATGAAGTAGAGGTTGCCGCCCTCGCTGGCGAACATGCCCTGGCAGACCTTGTCGCCGGTGAGGAGGGTGTCGTCGCCGGTGTCGATCGTGCCCCAGGTGTTCGTGCTGGGGATGTAGTAGACGAGCCCGTTCGAGGTCGCGAACCAGATCGCGTTGCGCCACCGGATCGAATGGCCCAGCGGGGCTGTGACCGCCACCCCAAAGACGAAGGTGGAAGCGAAGGCCCAAGTGGTGCCGTCGTTCGGGTCGGACCGGACCGCGAAGATCCGCTCGTTCGCTGCCCCGTCGTCGAGGACGAAGGCGAACAGCCGGTCCTCGTGAACGTGGAGCGCGCCCGGGACCACCCCACCGGTGGTCGGGGAGACGGTGAAGAACCCGGCCACGTCGGGCCAAGTCGCTCCGTTGTAGCCCGCCAGCTCGACGTCGCCGCCCGCCTGCAAGTAGAGCAGGTAGGCGTCGCCCAGGTAGGTCGAGACGATGTTCTTCGTCCGGTTGGGGAAAGCGTTGGTGGTCTCGGCAGCCGCGACCGTCCCGCCAAGCGTAGCGGTGGCCACGTTGATCGTGTCCAACAGGGTCGGCTGCTGGTTGGGACGGTCATAGGCTAGGAGCTGCGCCATTGGTTGGTTCCTACGGGACTGGCGTTGCGACGACTGGAATGCTCCAGCCCCCGGCCACGGCTGAGGGCTGTGAAGCTACCGGAATGGACCACCCACCCCCAACAGCAGAGTTCTCCGCCTGGACCGAAATGGACCAGCCGCCTCCGACGCCACGGGTGCCGTCGAAGGTAGCTGCGTCGATGATGACGTGGATTGGGCGCACACGCTCGATCGCCTGGAGCACACGCTGCGAGGTTCCGGTGAAGTCCTTGATCTCTGTGTCGTCCACCGTGGTGAAGAACAGCCGGAGGCGGTGAGTGCGACAGATCCCGTCGATGTCCAAGAAGGCGGGCCACCTCGCGAACGGATCGTCGAAGGTCGCATCCGCCGGAAGCGCGTCAGCGGGGAAGTCGTCGAAGTCGGCGACGAACTCGGTGCCAGACGGATAGTCGTCCCCCTCGATCAACGCCGCACCGGGGAGCTTGGTCTCTGCCCAGATCGGCGTGATCTCGACGACGAGCCCCTCGAACCCAGCCATGATCTCGTAGCCCAGGTCGGTTCCCTTGTTCCGGTAGAGCGTCGTGGCGTTGAGGATCTCGGACCGTCGCAGCGCCTCGGACTTCTCCTCGTCCTGCTCAGGCAGTCCGAACGTGTAGGCGAGCTGGGGGAGGTTGCTCAGCGGGCAGAACTGGGCGTCCATGAGATCCGGGAAGATCGACCACTTGAAGCGGATCTCCTCGAAGTAGGGCTTGATCGTGTCGATCCAGCTCCGCAGCGGCATGTCCACGAGGCCAGGCGCTTGGGCGTCGCTGTCGCGCATCCAGATCGGGAGGATTCGCCACAGGACTTCCTCGGCCCAATCGGACGAACCCCAGGGGTATTGTCCGAAGGGCTGGAACCCGAACCCGATCGTAGAAGGCTTGCCAGGCACTAGATGTTGATTTCCCTCATGATCTCGAACTTGTCGCCGCCGAGTGAGCCGACCGCCAAGGTCACCAGGCCGGTCGTGAGGTCAACGGTGTAGTCCTCGCCCCCGCCCTCGACCAGGAGCTGGCCGTTGCGGAACACATCGACCCGCTCAAGCGCGGGCGAGGTCGCCAGGACGTTGAGCAGGGTGGTCCCGGGGATTCCCGGGGTGATGACCAGCTTGACGGCGTGCTCGTGGCTCGTGGTGAGCGCTGTGAACTCTTGCAGCTCACGCCAGACCACATACTTGTCGGCTCCGCCCGCCGCGACCGTCAGGTTGATCGTGCCGGTGCCGTAGTCCACCGTGTAGTCTTCGCCGCCGCCTTCGATCAGGAGCAGCCCGTTCTTGAACACGTCCACCCGCTTCAGCTCGGGGGCGATGTAGGGCGGGAGCGGGTTGAGCGCCGTCGTGGCTGCGGGCGGGACCAGGAGGACAGCGGTCGCGTGACTGTGGGGGACGGTGCCGGTGATGACTCCGAGCCCGGACCCGAACAGAACACCCGTCTCCCCGTCGCGCAGCGAGACCCCGTTCGGGAAGTAGAGCGTGTCGCCCCGCCGGTAGACGAACAGGCGCAGATCGTGGAGCCGGACCCCCTCCAGGAAGATCCGGTTCGAGCGGAACAGCTCCGCTTCGACGTTCTGGTTCTGGATCAGGCGGGGCATCTTGAAAAACACCACCTCCTGGTCCTTGATCTCCAGGGACCGGGGGCCTGGAATGAAGGCCGCGTAGCCGGTCGAGAACCCGGAAATGTCGATCTGGGCGGTCCAGTAGACGAGGTCGTTGGCCGCATCGAAGGTGAAAGAGCCTCCGTCCACGAAGGTGAGGTTCCCGTTCTCCGCCACCGCCCAGTGACTGCTGTCCTCGGCCAGCACCCCACCCTTGAAGGAGTCGTTGAACGGCTCCTCCCGTTCCGTAGGGTAGGGGAACAAGTTACGTGGCGTCAGCTCAGTCATGGTGCTTCCTTACGCAACGATCGAGACCGCCACCTGGGCCCCTAGTGTAAGAACCTCGAAGGACTCAATCACTAGGTCTCCGAAGGAGTTGAGGCGCGTAGGCGTGGCTCCGTTGATCGCGGTCACCGCGATGTTCGAGTAGACGACCCCGGAGATCGCGTCCGCGATCGTGTAGAGGTCGCTGATCCGCAGCGAGTCTCCATAGGCGCGCCCCAGCAGCTCGGTCTCCAGGGCGGCTCGAACGTCCGTCACTACGGTCTGCTGCCCCGCCTCGGTCGTGATCGCCGGGTCGAGCTGGATCGAGACCGTCAGGTCCACGGCCAGGAGGTTCACTGAGCCGTCCGTGACGCGCACCTTGACGGTGGACTCGGCCAGGGCGTCGAGATAGGTCTCCAGGGCCTCAGCGAGCCCCTGGGGGGCCGCCACGTAGCGACCCACGGCGTCCGCAGCCAGCACCTGGGCGATCACCACGTTGGCCTGGCAGTTCGACGCCAAGACCTTGTCCCAGTAGGACCGGAGGCGCTCGGCGGTGCTGCTGAGGGAGATCGTGGCGATAGTCCCTGTGGCCAAAGAGGTTACGCCGGAGATCGACTCCCCGACGACCAAATCTCCAGATTGGCGAATCACCGAGAGGCTGGACCCGACCACTCCGATCACGAGCGCGGTCGCCCCGGAGGTCGCCCCTGTGACTACCTCGCCGACCACGAAGGGCCCGTCGAGGATCGTGGTCAGGGCTAGGGCGAGCGGGCACCCTTCCTCGATCTCCGCGATGATGGTCAGCGCTTCGGCGTCCTGGTCCACCGAGCGAGGCACCGTGGCGCGGCCGATGGCAACCGCTCCGTAGATCGGATCGACGAAGGCGTTGATGAGCGCGTCGTAGTCCGCCTGGGTCACAGCTCGACCGGCCGTCTGGAACACCTGGGGCGCGTTGACCTTGATCGAGTCGATGGATTCGCGGGGACCGCCCGGGGTGCTGGGCTCGTCGTGGACCAGGACGGCGGTCAGGGTCTCCGGTCCAGCAACGAGTGGAGACTGGAACGCGACGACTGTGTTGGCCTGGACCACGCCAGCGGGGCCGGACGTTGTGATGTAGCTGACGCGGATCTCGGCGTCTTCCGACGGGATGTTGCCCGCGATCCCATCACCGAACTGGAGTCGGGGCGGATTGAAGCCGTAGCCGATCTCGAACTGGTTGGTTTGCTCGTAGGCGAGGAGCGCGTTCTCGACCCACTCGAAGCTGTTGACGTAGGCGCGTGGCGTGTCCTGCGCGATCGACTGGCCCGCCGGGATCGTCTCCAGGAGATAGAACTGGTTGGGCAGGCCGGTCCCGGTGAAGATTTCTTCGACCGACGTGCCCTCGATCGCCGTGAAGGTCTTGGGCCCCACCTCGCCCACGTCGAAGATCACCTCCTCGGACATGAGGTAGGTCAGTCCGTTGGGGCCGACCAGCACGCGCCCCGCTTCGAGAGTGAGCCGGGTCACGGTGGGCGCGTTGTCGAGCGTCATCGTGATAGAGACCGCCGGGGGCACAGCGGCCGACGGCTTGTAGCCGAGCTGGCGGGCGATGGTGACTGCGGCCGTGCGGATGCGAACGTCCCGCAGGTTCGTGTCGTCCGCCTGTCGGTCGCCATACCAGGCTGCCGTGGACAGGGCGAAGGCGGTGGCCTCGATCAGCGTGCGCCCCGGGCTGGAAGGAGCCGTCCAGTTGGCGGTGATCTCCTCCCCGAAGATCAGCTTCATCGTGGCGATGATCTCGGTGACGTAGGTGTCGAAGTCCTTACCGAACAGGGTGGATCGGACGAGGTTCTTGGCTTCTTCGTTCAGGCTGACTGGCACGGGGACTTCCTACTGATCGAACGCGATGAGCGTCGTTGAGTCTTGGTCCGCACCGTTTGGCCGCCACCGCACCGTCAGGGCCAAAGAGCTTTCCTGGATCGCAAAGGATACGTTGAGCACCTCGACTCGTGGCTCCCACTGCCGCACTGCGCGACGGATCTCCGAGCGCGCTCGAAGGGAGTTAGCCGTGTCGAGGTTCATGAACACGTAGCGCCGAAGCCACGACCCGAAGAAGGGGCGGTAAGGACGCTCGCCCGGGGTCGTGGAGAGGATCGCGTAGATCGACGCGCCCAGCGTCTCCAGTCCCTCGGAGAAGCGAGGTGTCTGGGTGTTCGTGATCTGAAATGGAATCGCCAGATCAACCGGCTGGATGTTGGAAGCCATCAGCTCACCTTCACATGCTGGGACAGCGAGTTGCCGGTCTGAAAGAAGGCGAGCGGCTGGTCAACCACGCTAGACCCAAGCCCAGGGAGGGCCGACGTGTGCGTGTGGAGCAGGAACCGGGTCAGGAACTCCTCGGTCACGATGAAGAACTTAGGGTCGCCCGCAGCTCCGATCTCCACGTCCCCAGACAGGATCTTGGCGATGGTCGCACCCATGTTCCACAGCCCAGTCACTGTCTGGGTCAGCCCGCCTTGGAGCTTCTCGGTCTTGAGCCCGGCGAACGTCGAGTCCATGACCCCGCCTGTGACCATGGAGCTGGCCGCCCCGGACGTGGACTGGATCGCGATTCCCTGAGACGCCAGCGTCATGGCTCCGCCAGCGGTCAGGTTCATGAGCCCGGGGTCCGAGATCGTGGTGCCCGTTGGGAGCTGCTGAATGAACTGGCCGGTGACCGTCTGGATCAGCGTGCCCAGGTTGGGGGCGAGATCGCTGAGGTTGAGGAGCTGGCCGCCCGCCGTGGTGAGCCGCACCTGGCCCAGGTCCATGCGGAGGAAGTGCCCCGTCGCGTGCTCGACGATCACCTCGTTGGTCGGGGTATCCGAGAGGAACACCCGGTGACCGCCCGGGGTCTTGTGCTCCTGGTAGACCTGGCCTGCCACGTCCTGCCAGGTCGAGGAGTGCTTGCCCTCGGTCTCCAGGATCACCCCCTCTTGGCCGGGGGTCTTGTCCATGCGCAGTCGGTGCTGCTTGGTAGCCTCGGCCCCCTCGTTGAAGGAGCCCGCCCACAGCTCGACGTGCTTGGTCGCGGGGGCGTCCTCGAACTTGAGCCCCGAGCCGCCCTGCGTCTTGATCCCTCGGGCGGTGGGCGAACCGCCGTTGCTCTTGAACTCCTCGGGGACGTGGCTGGTGCCGGGCTTCTTGTCGATGGCTGGATTGCACCACCACCCCCCGGAGATAGCGGGCTGGGTCTTGTCCCCCAGGTGGAACCAGGTCCAGACCCTGTCGCCCTTGTGAGGTGGAAAGAAGAACCCGTAGTTGTTACCGGCATAAGGGGAGCTGGGATAGGCCCACTGCTCGTGCGCCTTGGTTCGCCCGAGCCCATCCACGACCACCTTGACCCGGCCTTGGTTCTGCGGGTCGGCGTCGTCGTCCACAGCAGCCGAGTATTTGGAGTAGAAGCGTCGGGCCACATTCTCCAGGCCGTAGCGCGTGAGTCCGAAGAACCAACCGGGGAGTCCGTCGCTGAGGCGCTTGCTCATGCGTCCTCCCCGGCAATCGGCTCGTCGAGATCGCCGGTTGTCTCAGGATCGCAAGGGACGTTGGACCGCCCTTGAGCAGTGGTGATCTCCTGGTCGGTGCCGACACTTGGCGGGGCCTCACGGAAGAGTTCGAGGTCGGTGGTGTAGCCGTCACCAATCTCGTGTCGCACACGCATGATCCGATAGTTGCCCTCGAACTTAGAGCCGACGCCGAGCACGCAGACCGAGTCCTGGGGGAGGAGCACCGGGCACCCGGGAATAGTCGCCTTCGCCTCCATGTTGGCGAACCGGTCCAGGGTTCTGGTGACTTGCTTCTCGTGCTCGTCGCCACCTGGGTGCTGAGGCGGCACGACCATGAAATCGCCCGCCTCCCCTTCTTCATCGTCGCGCAGCGCTGCCCACAGCGGGAACGACTCACCATCAACGTCGATGACGTCGGTGAGGAAGGTCGAGGGCCCCGCAAGGGTCTTCTTGTTGTCTGCGACTACGCTCGCCCTGTCAGGCAGTTCGTCCGCAGACCGCTCCGTGACGATCGAAGTCCCGTTATCGAGGTCGGGCTTGGCAAACTTCTGATTGCGAGTGCCCGGGGACGCGCCGCCCGCGAAGAAGGAAAGCACCGGATTGGCTGCGAACGTCGAGAGGGGAATGTCGTGGTCCGTCTCCGGCTGTCGCCACCAGAGGAGTCGGTAGTAGGGCTCCGCCAGCGCTTGGGCGTTGTTGTTGTAGAGGAGCACCTCGGTGCCGAGAACGACGAACCCCGCGTCGTTCGCCTCGCAAATCTGATTGAAGAACGTCCAGTTGGACTCCTGCTGCTCCCAGCCAAAGATAGTGGGCGCTGTGAGGTCGCTCAGCCCCCTGCTGTCGAGGAGGTCGCGCCCGGGATTAAGCGTCAGCCCCATGGGCTGGACGATGTGTTCCAGGATCGCGTAGTGGTCCTTGAACAAGGCTGGTGGAAAGCCTCGCGAGGCAGCGATGGTGAAGGCCCCAGCGGAGAAGAGATCCTGACCAATGACGGTGATGGTTACCTGCTCGCCCCACGAAATGGACGGCTGGGAGATGTGGAACAAGTAGTTGTCGCTGATGAACTGGCTGCCGCCTGCGGCCCGTCCGGCATATCCGAACCGGACCTTCATGATTCCGCCGAACTGGATCGCCTCGGCGTCGGCCAGCTCAAGCGCCAGCTCCCAAGGTGGGGTGAGGATCAACGTAGCGGTGAAGGCACCCTGCATCGCCCCTTCGATGGTGAGCGAGGCGCTCAAACTCCGGGCGTCCTTCAGGTCGGCGTCCTCAGCAAGGAACACAGCGTCCCCCTGGGCAGACGAGATGGTCGCCGGGGCCCCCGTAGTGACGACCGCCTCGCCGTCCTCGTCGAGAGGGGCTTCCTTGACGAGCCGGTAGAAGGTCGCCGTGAAGAAGGGATTGAAGAAGTCCCCGACAGGCTTGCGAACGCCTAGCGCCACTACAAGACCCCCCGTGCCCGCAGCCCGTCCTCATTGGGAACCTTGATCTCCGTGCCGGGCACCCAGTCGTTTGGCCACAGGCGCAGATCCTGCCGCAGCGCGATCGTCCACCACAGCCGCGAGTCCTTCTGGTGCTTGAACGAGAGTCCGTCTTGGCGCTCCAGGCTACGCGGGCGGATGGGCTTGTCGGTGGAGCGGTCCTCTACGGCCGGAGGCCGAGTCTTGTCGTAGAACTGGACGCCATCAACCTGCACGAGCTGGGCGTGCTTGAGTGGGCCTTGCGGTCGCTTGCGAACGCTCATCGGGTGCCCTCCACTGATCGAGCTTCGACGTTCCGCATCCAGGCGGTGGCGTCGTCGGACGCACCACTACCCCACCGCAACTCGAAGCGGCGCTCACGCCGCATCGTGTCTGCCAAGACTTCCAACGCGCGGACGATCCCGGCCAGCTCGGCCTGCGCCGCGCTCTCTTGGGCTGGCGACATTCCCTCGGCGATGTTGCGCTGTATGTCCATCGCCTGCTGGAAGGCAGACATGATCTGCTGCTGCTGCTCGGGCAACGTAGCCCCGAAGGTGTCTTCCACGTTGGCAAGGTAGGCCCCCGCCCCCGTCAAGGAGCCGTAGTCGCCCCTTGTCAGCGCCCCGCGCATCTCCGTCCCGAAGAAATCCTCGGATGCGCCCAGGGCCCCGGGCGAAAACGCGAGATCGGCCAGCTCCGCTGAGGTCGCCGACAGGCGCGAACCGAGCGGAGCCCCCATCCGCCGCATCTGCCGCTCCTCGTCTTCTGCGCGAGCCGTGACAGACTCCCAGGTCTCGCGGTCCTTGAGCATGGTCGGGATAGCACCCATCGGGCGTGTGTGCGCCGCGCCCATAGGACCGCCCCGCGACGCGGCGAGCGCCAGCAAAGCCTCTTCGTGCAGCATGGGCATGCCCAACTCGGCTGCCGACGAGCCGCCCTCGAACCCGAGAAGCTGGGGGGCGTCAACGACAGCCGCGTCGAAGATCCCTTGAAGAACGCCCTGGGGAAGCCCCAGCAGTGTTGTGGACACAGCGGCGGCCCCCGCCTCGACGCCACCAACATCTTCTGGACGACCGCCACGGAACTTGGCGCGCTCGTAACGCGCTGCGAACGAGTCCTCGCCCGGCTTGAAACTTGGAACGCCCCCCGCCATGAGCTGCTGCATCGCCGAGAGGTTTGGGTCGCTGGAACGCACGCCGAAGTCTTCGAGGAAGCTGCCGCCGCCCATCAGCTCGACGGCGGTCCCGGCGGACACGGCAGCTTGGCCCGCAGCGCTGTAAGGCTCTAGGCCCTCTGCAATCCGTGCCTGGTTGATCGCCTCGCGTGCCTCGGGGCTTGCCCGCATCCAGGAGACGAGCCCGGCGGCGAGAGCCACGCCTCCAGCTCCGCGTCCTCGACTGCCACGTCCTCGACCAGCCGCCTCACGAGCACCACGCCCCCTACGGGTTGTCTCACGCGCCGTCTCGCGCGCTGACTCACGCGCACCTTCGCGTGCAGCCTCGCGTGCGGGGCCCCGCTCTTGCGCTCTACGGGCTCGCGCCTCGCGGAACTTTGCCACGGCGCGCTTGCCGCCGAGCGCTGCGGCAAGACCCCCGAGCCCAGTCAGTACGCTTCCCATCTGGTCGGCGATCTCTTTGGCGGTCTCGAACACGTCCTGGAGCAGCTTGACGGTGGGGGATTCGCCGACGGCAAGGCTGATGCCCGCGAGCTTCGTCATGTCCTCGTACCACCCCTGCGATTCGGCGCGGGCGGTGTGCAGCTCGGTGACGACACCAGCGACACCAGCGGCGAGGGTGGCGAAGGTCTCCTCGGCCGCATCGGCGGCGTCGAATCCGACCATCGACTGGAAGAAGTTGTGCATGGCCTGCTCAGCTTCTTGGGCCGACAAGGCGTTGCTGCGCATGGCGTCTGTGAGCTGAGCAAACGGATCTTCCTCGTCGCGGATAGCCGCCAGCTCCTCTTCGGTCCGCACCGCGAGCCGACCCGTGGCCTCCTCGAACGCGATCAGCTCCTTCACCCCCTCGGGAGCCATTTCCAGCATCTGGACCAAGAAGCGCTCGGCGAGCTGCTGGCCACCAGGTCCACGGTCTTGGAGGTTTGAGTAGATCCCCTGGATCTCCTCCGCGAATCCGCGTGTATCCGTCGCGCCCATGCGCAGGAGCCGCTGTGACTCCTGGAAGTTGACGCCGACCTCGAAGAAGGCGCGCTGCATCGGGCTGAAGTCGCTGGAGAGCCCCAAGAAGACCTTGCGCGAGTCAAGGAGCTGGTCCTGGAAGAAGTTGAAGCTGCCGCTCGCCAGTTGGGCAGCCTTCACCGCGTCCACGCCCAAGGACTTCTCGTAGACGGCTGCCATGCGCAGGATGTCGCGCGAGATTTCCGTCCCGGATTTATCGACGGTGGTCGCGTAGCTGATCTGAGCTTGGCGCGCCGTCTGGACAGCCTCTGTGGCCCCCTGCATCAGGTCGCGGACCCCAAACTCCTTCTGGAGCCTGGCGGCTTCGTCGGTCAAGGCCGCTAACGACCCGGGTTCGTCGCCGGACATGAGGCCCAGGTCGTTGTGGAGCTGGGCGACGGACTCAGCGCCCAGACCAAAGGTATCGACGAGGCGGTTGAGCAGCGGATCGGCGGCGACCAGCTCCCCGTTGGAGTCCATCAAGGTCATGTTGAGCCGACCGAACTCCTCGGTCAGCTCGGTGACGGTCTTGATGTCGATGACCTTCCTGAAGTCGAACGTCCCCCGGAACCCCTCAAGGGCGGTCTTCAGCTCCTCGGGGCTCGTGACCGACGTCAGGATCTCCTGGAGCCCTTCGAGCGAAGCCTCCGACCCAGCAGCGGGTTCGATCACACCCTTGAACAGCGCGTCGCCCATCGCCGTGAGGGACTCCTCGGTTCCGCCCACCTGGGCGTTCAGACGCCCCAGGGTGCGGTCGAGTTGGAACCCGGTGTCGCCGATGTTCCGCCCAAGAAACTGCATGGCCGTGGTTGCGCCGCCGACCAGGCCCTTGCCAACGTCGATCAGCCCAGAGGTGGCCCGTGTCGCCACACCAATAGCACCGGACCCGGCCTTCTCCGCCTCCCACCGATCCCGGACCGCTTGGGCGAGATCGCCGTAGGCAGCGGTCTCCGCTCGAACACGCCTGGTGGAATCTTCGAGCGACTCGATGAGCCGACCACGCTGGCTAAGCTGCATCTTCAGGATCTTGACTTCACTCCTGGTGTCGAGCGTGTTCTTGACCTGCTTGCGGAGCTTGATCTCCTCCTTGTGCTTCTCCTCGATCTTGTCGAGCGCCGAAAGACGCTCCAGCTCGAACCTCGCCTCTTCCTCGCGGTCGTCTCGCTTCCGCTCTCGAAGCGCGTCGAGGGCCTTCTCCGTCGTGCTGCGCTGGCGCTCGGCCTGCTGCACCGTCTCGGCCTGCGCGGCCTGGATGTCGGACTCACCCTCGACCACCGCCTGGACCATGCGAGACATGGTCTCCGCCATGGAGCCCCAGAGGTCTTGGTTGATCGTCGCGGTCTCGGAGAGCGAGTTGGACAGATCCTGAGTGGCGGCCACGGCGTTGCCCGCCCCGGCCTGGAAGCCCTGGAATGGGTTGACCCCGCCCTGCCCCAGACGGGTGGACTGCTGCTCCAACTTCTCCAGGGACTCCATGAGCCCGTGGACTACCGGCGTAGCCTCATCGACGGCCTGGAGTCCGATCCCGAAGTTGAAGACCTGTGCCATGAAGCCCTACCTAGTCGTCAGTCCTGAGACATAGGAAGCAGGAGTCATGCGGTCTGAAACACCAGGCTGGGGTGCAGACGAGGGGATCCCCATTTGCCTTCCAGCCGCACCAGCAGCCCGACGGTTACTCTTGTCCTCTAAGAATCTTACGGCGATCTCTCTCCAGGAGCACGGGAGTTCGAGGACATCATCGTAGGTGTAGTGCCAGGCTTGCGCCAAAGTCAGCCAATGCGCCTGGAGGACAGCTCGAATACCTACCGGCCAGAAGGCCGAGAACCTGACACCTACAACCAGGTCAGTTCCGTAGGTTCGACCGTACCCTCCAGGTCCAAGAAAAAAGCCTGGCCAACGTCCAGTGGGAAGGACCAAGTCGTTCCGCAAATGGGGTTGGTGCAGGTCACCTCGACGTCGGTATCGACCTTGGCCTCCATGGCCACCCAGGTCTGCCGAAGGACGTTTCGGTCGGCCTGGGGAAGATCCTTGACCTTCTGGAGCGCCGACCCGTCGTTCCCCAGCGGCTCCCCACCAAGGGACTCCAGGCGCGTCATGATCGCGAGGCTCTTGGCGTCGCGGCCGGTGGGCTTCAGCTTCCCGACCTCAGCCGCCGCCTTGGCGGTCAGGACCGAGAGAATAGCCTCGGTGCCGGAGCGGGGGAGCTGGATCTTGACCTTGCGCTGCTTGGCGTCCACCGTCTTCTCGATCTGGAGCGTCGAGAGGTTGATCGACCGGTTGCGAGCGCGCTGCCCGCAGCGGATACAGGTGCGAGAGAACTTGTAGTTGTCCCCGACCGTGACCCGGCGCAGGAAGATCATGGCAGCCGTGCGGTCCTGCTCGGTCAGCGGGAGACCGGTCTCCAGCTCGTCGGCGAGCGCCTTCTTGATGATCTCCTTGTCGGTGATGTCCCCCAGCCGCTCGCAGCAGTTGGCGAGGATCGCCGTGACTCGCTCACCGAAGGGCAACTCGTCGTCGCCCATGATGTCGTCTTCGGTGCCCTTCATCTCGCGGAGCACCATGTGGTTGTGGACCGTGCCCGCCGCATCGACGTAGCCCACCGGAAGGACAAACTCCTTCTTCCCCTTTCCGTGGACCTTGACCCCCGGAATGTCCTTGATCGCTGGCACTAGGCTGCCTCCTCAACAGGTTGTTGTTGCGCTCGGCTCTCCTCCAGCCGCCGGAGGATCACGTCCTCCACAGCGCCCTCACGGGCCAGCTCGGCGTAGAAGTTGAGCGGGATCTGTAGCTTGACGGTGACCAGCTCCTGGGGGCTGCGAATGCGCCCTGTGACGAACTCCTGGGTCAGCCGGTCGATCAGGGCTGACAGCGACGGGTAGCCGTCGTTGGTGGCGCGGGCCTCGGCCATCTCGACCGTGCCGGGCATGAGGTAGACGTCCTGGCGGGGGCCGTCCGGGTGCGGACCGGGCTTGTTGATCGGCTCCAGGAACCCTTGGACGTATTCCACGAGAAGTTGGCGAACGACCTCGGTGGGCTTGCGCCCCGTCTGGTCCCGATAGGTGTTCAGCAGCTCGTAGGCGCGTTCCGAGAGGGTGTAGTTCAGTCGGAGCTTGTCCGCCATGTGTAAGACTCCCACGTTGGTGAGGGAATCCTACACGAGCCTGCGGGGCGGGTCAAGCCTTCGAGAGATCGTCGAACTGGGTCGGGATCGGGGTGATGTGGGTCACTTGCATCGTGATCGACTCCAGCGAGACCTGGGCAGCGGTGGCGTCGAAGTCGGAGGCTGGCTTCCAGGAGATCGGGATGCAGTTCTGGAGGAACACCAGCCGCCTGGGGAGCGACTTGTCCTGGCGTAGGTGAGCCACGATGAAGTGTCGGCGCGGCACGAAGCGCCCGCGAATCCCCTGAAGGAACCAGAGGTACATATCCAAGCTGGAGGCCAGGACGGCTTGAGTGAGGGTCGCGGTGCCGCCGGTCGTGAAGCCGGTGTAGACCGTGTGGACGAAGTCGGCAGTCCCCTCTTTGATCTGCCTGGTCTCGGCGGACATCTCGGGAACCGAGATCGACTGCATGCCGACGAAGGAGCCGTTGGCGAGCGCGGTCTTGGCCAGCTTGAAGGGGAAGGCGAGGGGGGCGAGCCCGACTGCGGGCACGTCGATCAACGCGAAGTTGCAGGCGAGGAGCGGGTCTACAAGGTAGGAGCGGGCCATGGCCCTATCCTAGCGTTTGGCGCGCTAGATCGCGCGGCCCTCTTTGGCCGCATCCCACCCGTAGTTGAACCAGTAGTCCGACTCCTCTTGCTCGCGGCGCAGCTCCTCCTGGTGGTAGGGCTGACGAGCCTGGTGGAGCTTGAACAGGCAATACTCCGGGCCGTCCTCCGTCTGCATGCGGAGGAGGGCCTTCCCCAGCTTGTCGAACAGGTCGAACATGGAGCTGGAGTAGCCGTCGTGATCGTCGTCGCAGAGCGGGCACTCGCGCTCCATCTCGTAGTAGAGATCCCAGGCGTTGTGGAGACCCATGTGGGTCGTCACGTCGAAGCTCTTGGGGGCGGTTCTGATCTCGGTCGTGGTCGTCATGTCTCGCTAGACGAGGCAGGCGACCGAGATTTATCGCTAGGCGTTGGGCAGGAGCACCGGGAAGAAGCGCTCGACCGCGCACGTCATGGACGCGATGGCGACCTCGGAGCTGGTGGCGTCCTTGTCGGCGGTCGGCTTGACCGAGCTGGGCAAGACCTCTTCGAGGCGGGTGACCCGGCTGGGGCTGCCGTTGATCCCGAACTCGTCCGCGATGTGGAACTCGTTGAGGATCAGGTCGGTCCGATACTCCTCGCCACCGTTGACGGTCTTGAGGAACCAATCGTAGAGGTCGGAGTCGCGCCGGAAGATCCCCTTCTCGAAGGTGATGTCGCTGACCGAGTTGACCCCCGGGAACTTCTTGGTGTACTTGTCGGTCCCCTCGCGATACTCGGCGATCGTCTGGGTGTGGTCCGGCATGGACACCATGGTGAACCCGGCGACAGGGTCGAGGTTGCCGCCGTTCGGGTCCACGAGCTGGAACCGGAAGTTGTGGTAGGGATCGGTTTCGATTGCGCGGGCCATGGGTTACCTCCGGCGGTTCTTCACATCGTAGTCCACGAACACGACCTAGACCGTGGTCGTGCTGGCGGGCTGCTGGAGCGTGAAGATCACGAACTCAGCGGGCTTGAAGGGCGAGAACCCGATGTCGATGATGAGCTGGCCCGCGTCCACCGTCGCCTGGTTGTTGTTGGTGACGTTGCAAGTGACGAAGTAAGCCTGCGCCTCCACGGTGCCCGCGAAGAACCCGGCCTCGTAGAGCGTCTGGAAGTAGGCTGTGAGGACGTTCTCGACCTTCGACCACAGCGCGGGGCCGTTGTTCTCGAAGACCGCCCACAGGAGCTGGCGGCGGACCGCGTCGAACAGGAAGTTGTGGAGCAGGCGCGCCTGCACGTAGCGCCAGCGGGGCTCGTTCGAGAGGGAGCGGACACCCCAGACCACGAACCCGGTCGCGTTCGAGTTGAACAGCGGATTGATCCGGGACTGGTAGAGGTTGTCGCGCACCCGCACGTCGTTGACCTGGCGCTCGAACTCGGGGGCGACGGTCCCGTTGGCGTCGAGGAGACCGTCCTCGATACCGCCGGGGGCCTTGCCCACGTTCTTGTTGCGCGCGGTCTTGGCGTAGACGCCCGCGATGAACGGGGTCACCGGGATCAGCTCGGGCCGATCGGTCTCCTCGTTCACGAAGTAGATGTTCGGCCAGTAGATCGCCGCCACCTTCGTGTCCCACGCCTGGGTGACCAGGTTGTACTGGATCGCCTCCTGGTAGGTGGTGCCGTTGGCGAAGCCCAGAATGGCGAACCGGGTGTCCCGATCCTCGCAGTAGTCCACCAGGTCGTTCTGGACGTTCGACGAGCCCTCGAAGTCGGGCAGGATCACGTTCAGGGGGTCTTCGACGCGGTCCAGAGCGAACAGACCGAGCTGGTCGTCCTCCAGAAGTGCCGCGTTGGAGATGTCGTTCCGGGTGACCGCCGTGCCGTCGAGCCCGCCCGCGAGGGGGTACTCGATAAAGGTCGGGAGCTGGCTGTAGTTGGCCAGCACAGCCGACGCCAGGGGCGGGGCTGCCGCGAAGGTCACGTCGATCGCACCCGTGGTGTAGTTGATCGTGTTGTTCCCGGCCGCGTCCACGTCACCCGTGAGGTTGCCAAGGCCGTCGTCGAAGACGAGCTGCCCGGTCTGGTAGTCCGCGTCCACCGTCTCACCGGTCAGCGCAGCGACCGCCAGCTCCACGTCGAAGTCGCCGGTGACGAAGTCTACGGTGTTGGTGCCGATCCCCACGTCGCCGGTCAGGTTGCCAGCCACGTCGGACTCGATGATCCCGGAGGCGACGAAGTCCACCAGCAGGACACCTGGGCCGTAGGTGGCGGGGGCGACCGTGACCGAGATCAGGATAGCGCCCGCACCGGTGGGGGTGGTGACGCTGTCCACCAGATCGACCGTGTTGGGGTTGGTGCCCGCACCGTCGAGGACCGCGCCGAACGCGCCCGGGGTCGTGAGCACAACGCCCAGCTCCAGGTTGTCGGTGCCCGCCGTCTTGGTGATGAAGGTCGAAACGTCGAAGGTCGCGGTGACGGCCGTGGTGGGCGTCTGCGCCGTCGCCACGAGGGGGACGGTGAAGGCCGCGTCGGCCCACATGAGCCCGGTCGAGTAGTCGATGAACCCGACCAGCGCAGCCAGGCCACCGGTGCCGGTCACACCGCCAGCTCCGTCGTCCACAACCGTGTCACCGGTGCCGACGAAGGTGACCAGGATCGTGCCAGGGTGAACCGGTTGGCCCAGCGCCGTGACGGGGAAGGTTCCCGCGCTCAGGTCGAAGGTGCCGCCACCCGTGGTGGTGCCCCGGTTGCCAGCGCCGCCGGAGGCAGCGTCCAGGTTCGGAATGCGGACCCGGAACACGGTGCCTTCGCGGTGGATCGAATCCGACAGCGCGCCAGCGGCGAGGGTGTAGTCGGGGTTCGCGCCGTTGACGAGCCCGACGAAGGGGGCCGCCTCGTTGAGCACTGCCGGGGACTTGGCGTAGAACATGCGCAAGGTGCCGTCGAGCGCGGGTGCGCTGGCCAGCGTTCCGGTGAACCCGGTGGCGATGGCGTCGGGGACGGGGACGACCGTCTGGGCCTCGTCGTCGATGTCAACGCCGCCCGCCACAAGGGTGACGGAGCCGTCCACGACGGGGAGGTTCAGCAGGGTGTAGACGTACTGGGTCTGGGGCGGAGCCCCGACGCCAACCGGCTCGTCCGTGAAGTCCGCGCCGATCAGCCCGGAGGGGGTGCCACCAGCGCCTTCGGTCAGGACCACCAGTCGGCTGGGCCGACGGGGGTCCGTCATGGCGGCGGTGAGGTAGTCGGACGCCAGGGGGTCGGTGAACTGGACCGCCTCGAAGACCTCCTCCGCGACCTGGAAGGCCGGGTCGAAGGACGCGGGGCGCAGCACCTTCACGTCGAACTTGGTGTAGGCCGGGGGCGACGAGGTGAGGTCGCGGAAGTTCCGGTTGCCCTCGATCCGAATGACGGTGTCGTTGCCCCAGACGCCCTCACCGAAGGAGGTGAAGGTCCACTTGACGGGACCGGCGTCCACGTCCACGAGGGCCGCCACAGCGTCGGCGGGGACGACACGAACGACCCACGCGCGCTGGCCACCCGTGCCGAAGAAGGCACGCATGGAGATCGGCGTGAGCCCCATCTGGGACATGCCGCCGAAGATCCGGGTGAACTCCTTGACGGAGCGCACCTCGACGGGTTCGTTGCTCGGACCCTGCTCGGTCCAGCCAGCGACCCCCATCTTGGCGGGCGAGATGCCCTCGTTGGCGCGACCGGGCGCGACTTCGATCCCGTAAACACCAGGGCTGTTGTATTCGATCGTGGGCACGCGGGGCCTCCCTAGTCGTTGTCAGTCGGCTTGGGGCCGCCGAAGCTGTCGGGGTTGACGGACGGCTTGGACTTCTTGGGCGCAGGCTTGGGGGTTGCGCGATGCACGCCCTCCTTCGCCTTTGCCGCAGCCGCCACCTTGTTCTGGGCCAACTGATTCCGGTAGCCGATGGTGGACGCCCGGTGGGGGTCCATTCCCAGGGTCACCGGTTCGGTCCCACGTTCGTTGGCGGCGAGCTGCCGGAGGCTGTTGCCCCGCATGGCGCGGACCACGGACTTGTTGGTCGGGTGCGCCTCGAAGCGCTTGCCGGGGCGGAAGGAGACCGTCCGGCCGTCCGCGAAGTCGATGCAAACGGGCTGACGCCCAATGACCTGGTAGCCTTGCTTCTTCATACCCTAGTCCTCCAACAACGTCGCGCGAATGTCAGCGAGGCCGCTCCCGTAGAGACCGTCGCCTGGGAGACCAGGGTTCCCACCCGGGAAGTCCGGGTTCCAAGGCGGGAGGTCGCCGGGGTCCGGCGTCGTTGGTCCAGTAAACCCAGGCACGCACACCGGCTCACGATCGAGCGTCACCTCGGCCTCGATCCGAAGGGTAACAGAGAAGCCGACGAGACGATCTACCATACTGCGAACTTCGGTGAGGTCTGCGACCGCTTCCTGGGTGACCAGGTAGGTCCGCTCGACGCCGCGTCCGTCCACTATGTTGATCGTGCCCCGCAGCGGGAACCTGGCAAGCACATGCTGAAGCAGCATGAGCGCCACAGGCCGGTAGCGGGCCCACGTCTCCACCGAGTAGACGAGGTCGTAGGGGCGCTCCTGCTCCTTCGTCTCGTAGTAGTTGTAGCCGATCTGGCCGTAGACCGAGACGGGCGTCGAGCCCTCGGCGGGGAGCCGATACTGCGTCGTGCCGGAGCCGAGTAGGCGGCTCGCGTCCGGGGCCCGGTCGTCGCAGAAGATCGCGATTTCGGGCACGTCCATTTCGACCTGGGTCGGCTCGGGACGCTTGTTCACCATCAATGCCTTCTCGACCGCGGAGGGCGAGAAGGGGTCGTCGATGTAGACATCGAGCGGCAGATACCACTGGTTCTCCACGTCGTCGTGGACGCCGCCAAGACCCTGCACCACAGCAAGATCCCAGTCCATGAAATCCAGGGATCCGGTGCGCTCTCCGAATTGTGTGAAAGGTCCGGCCATAGTCGTCTAGCGATTGTACGAGACAAACCTAGCTGTCTCAAGAAGCTACGCCCAAGTCAGCACACGAAGTTCTGCAAACCGTTTGGCTCGGGCCTTTGTGAGCAAACGAGGGGCTGGCCCACGGGGATCGTCACCTAACAATGCGCTGTCAACGGCCTTCTGAACCGGTTTGCTCTTGGCCACGTCCCTGGCCTCCTCCCGGGCGCGGATGGCGGCGGGGAGCCAGTGGGGCTGGCGAGGGAAGCCACCAAGGCCCAGCTCCAGGCGGCGGGCCAGGAAAACCATGTCCAGGTAGACCTCACCGTTGATGATCGCGGGCGATGGGGTGGTGCCCAAGGACCGCCCGGTCGCCTTCAGCTCGCCTCGAATGATGGGGAGCAGGCCGTGGAGCCGCTCTCGCTGCTCGGCTACCTCCTCCTCGTCGGCGACACGGGTGATGACGTTGGCCCCGTAGCCTCGCCCGATTGGGGGAATGGCGTCGATCGCCCACGGGTTGTAGCGGGCCACGACCTCGCTGGCGTCGTCACCTGGGAGGAAGCTCAGCAGGGTGGTGGCGAAGGGGAGTCCCTCCAGCGGGTGGGTGGTGTAGCCCTGGACCGCCCACTCAGAGGCGTCCTCGGTCTCCCAGAACTCGATCGACCTCTTGTAGATGTAGAACCAGCCGGTGCGTGCTGGGATCCGAGCTGCGACCTCCGCCTGGAGCCGCTCCCCCATGGCCCGGCCTATCACGCGCT